TATCCGGAGGATGAAACACTTTCTTGCTAATGAAAATTTCTGAAAACGGATTTCCAGCCGCGAACGGATTCGCCAGGTGGGCCAATGGCAAAACGCAAACCGGAAATCACGCCGACGGAGCAAGCCGAGCCCCCGGCAATCGTGCCGCCGCCAGTGGATCCGGAACGGGTCGAGCAGATCGTGAAATTGATTCTGCAGGGCAAGCGGGATTTTGACGTGATTCGGTACATTCGCCGGGCATGGCCAGACCAGGACCCCGCGCCGCTGCTGATCGCTTGCGGTGGACACTTCCAGAAGCAAGCCGATTTTAAGCCGGCCGTAATCCTCGGATGGTGTTTCTCGGCAACGATGGAAGTTTATCGGCGGATGCTCGAAGAGGGCGACTTGATGGGGGCGCTGCGGGCAATCAAGCAGCTTCGGGAGTTGTCCGGATGAGCTGGACCGGCGGAGGATCTGCCGTTGCCGATCGTCCGCTGCGTGGCGGTTACACGGAATCGGGTTACGCGCGGAAGAAACTTCGCGAAGCGGAACGATCCCGCGAACAATCGGCCGAGGATCGGGAGATTGCCCCTATCCCCGCGGTGGTGAATCCAAAGCGGCGGGCAAAGGCGAAGGCTTCGCTCAAGACGTTCTGCATGACCTATCTTTCCCGGTGGTTTTACCGCAAGTTCGGAGAATCTCAGGAAGAAGTAATTGCCGAATTTGAGCGAATCATCATCAGTGGCGGGGTGGTCGCGATTGCCATGCCGCGCGGGTCTGGAAAGACTGCGCTGGCAAGGGCCGCGGTGTTGTGGGCTGTGCTTTGCCACGGTCACCGATTTGTAATGCTGATTGCCGCCAATGCCACCATGGCCAAGCAACTTATGGACCCGGTGGCCCTAGCGCTGAAAACAAACGAGCTACTTCTGGCGGACTTTCCCGAGTTTGTTTACCCAGTAGTTAGAACCGCAGGCATCAACCAGCGCCGCCCCTTGCACAACGGAAAACCGATATCCGTTCAGGTAACGAAAACCGAGATCGTCCTGGCGGAAATTTCTGGACACTGTGCGGGGGCGGTGATTCGATGCGCGGGGCTGCTCTCGGGCAACATCCGTGGACAAACCGTATCGATGCCCAGCGGTGATTCGTTGCGCCCGTCGCTGTTTCTGGCTGATGACCCGCAAACCCGCAAATCGGCCAAGAGCCCGAAGGAAAGCGAAAACCGCGAAGCCATCCTGGCGGGGGATGTTCTCGGGATGGCGGGACCTGGTGAAAAGCTGTCGGGACTGGTTCCGTGCACGGTGATTCGTGAGGGGGACATGGCCGACCGAATCCTGGACCAGCGACTAAACCCCGCTTATCACGGCATGCGGTACAAGATGATTGAAGGGTTGCTGCCCGATAAGGATCTGAAGGCGTGGTGGGATTACAAGGCGATCTACGACGAAGGGGAGCGCCGGAAAGATGGCGGAGCTGCTGCCCGGGCCGAGTTCCGCCGCAACCGAGCCGAGATCAGCCGCGGGCTGAAAGCCTACTGGCCGTCGAGATATGAGCCCGGGGAAGTCGACGCCATCCAGCACGCGCTGAACCGCTGGTGCAAGAACCGCGAAGCATTTCACGCGGAATGCCAGAACGATCCCAGCGCGGCATTGATGGCCGACGATAACACACCCTCGATGGCGGGGCTGTTTGAAAAGTTCACCAGGCTCCCGCGTGGAGTGTTGCCGATCTGGACGCGGAAACTTGTGGCAGACATCGACGTTCAAAAGGAAATTCTGTTCTACAAAGTGGTGGCGGTGGGGGATGGATTCCGCGCCGCGGTGGTTGACTACGGAACGTTTCCCGACCAGGGGCCGGGGTATTTCACGATTAAGGATCTTCGGTTGAAGATGAGCCAAGCATTCTCGGCCACGGGGCGATCGGGCGGAATGGAATCCGCGATATGGTGGGGACTCGATCAACTTGTCCCGAAACTGATGAAATCATGGCCGCGTGAAGATGGCCACGAGCATCGGGTTGAACGGCTGGGGATTGATACCGGCTGGGGTGACTCGACAGATTTTCTGTACGAATACTGCCGTCGCTCGCCGTTCGCCGCGATCCTGTTACCTACCAAGGGGGTCGGGATCACGGCCGGGGAACGGCCGATGACCGAATGGAAGCCGCGCGACAATGAGCCACGGCCCGGATTGCATTGGGTGCTGAGTACCGAGCCGACAAAACGCGCCGTCTGGCTGCTGCGGTATGACACGAACTGGTGGAAGACCTTCAGCTGCAATCGTGCCGCGGCATCACCAGGCCCGGGGGCGTTGTGGCTGTTCGGCCAGGACGCCAGCGAGCACCGTCTGCTCTTCGACCATTGCCGCGCCGAGACGCCCGTTTTCACGCGTGGCCGTGATCGAGTGGTCTGGAAGTGGACCTGTCCGCAGGGTGTGGACAATCACTGGTGGGATACGTTGGTCGGGTCGATGGTGATTGCGTCCGTCCAAGGGATGGCCCTCGGGGAAGCATCGCAGCCGGTGACCCCGAAGCGGTGGACTACCGAAGAAATTGCAGCAGCTCGTGGGAGGAACCGCCGTGGATGACCTGGGGCTAAAGTGTCCGAAGTGTCACTGCCGGTTGCTTAACCAGCAAGGGCGGGCGGTGTATTACACGCGCAGGGGGAAGCGGTGCATTGTGCGCCGCCGCGTTTGCAATCACTGCGGGTGCCGTTTCTCGACCGTCGAGCGGGTGGCCCTCGAAGGGGAAAACTTCGGGGCCGGTTCCACTGGTGGAACTGTTTGACAAAAAATCTTTGAAAAGGGCTGACGGCGCTTGCATTGGTTGCGTTGTGAGTGCGAAGGGACTTTCACCATTTTTTCGGTGAGGGTCGCCCGTGACCGACGAAGAGCGCCAGCAACTGATTGACGACGCCATTGCGGACCCGCAATCAACCACATTTGACGGGTTGACTGTGCAGAACCGCGACCTGGCACAGCTGCGCGAAGTCGTCGGCCAGCAGCAAGCCACCGAAGGGGCTGCAAAGCCTCACCGGGGAATCCGGTTTTCAAAGCTGATTCCAAGGGGGGCCAACGGATGAACCTGCTGGCCATGGCGCGACAGCTCTGGACCGGAAAAAGTGATCGGCAACGACGGGCCGAGCTGCGCCAGGCTGCCGCCCGCCGCGCGTTTCATCGATTGCGGGCGCGATACGACGCCGCCGAAACGACCGCCGATAACAAACTGCACTGGGCTAACGCCGACGATCTTTCAGCCCGTGCGGCAAACTCTTTGCCCGTCCGGAAAACACTGCGGAAGCGATCCCGCTACGAAACGGCGAACAACAGTTACGCCGCCGGGATGATGCTCACGCTTTCCAACGACATTGTGGGAAGCGGGCCGCGCCTGCAGATGAAGACCGCGGATTCCGAATACAACACGTTTGTTGAACGGGAATTCGCCGCCTGGCAGCGCGATGTACGTTGGGGCCAGAAGCTGCGGACGATGTGCGTTAGCAAGCCGCGCGACGGGGAAACGTTCGCCAAGCTGACCACAAACCCACGGCATGAATCGCCCGTCTGGCTTGATTTTGAGCTGATCGAAACCGACCAGGTGACGACGCCGGCGCTTGTGCCAACCCCTCAGCATATTGACGGGATCTGGTTTGACGAGTTCAGCCAGCCGAGTTTCTACGACATCCTCGACCAACATCCGGGAGACCAGGACCAAGCCCCGCGGAACTTGGTTCCTAAAAAGATTCCCGCCGAAAGCGTGATTCACTGGTTCCGGGAAGATCGCCCCGGGCAGAAACGCGGAATTCCAGAAACCACGCCCGCGTTGCCGCTTTATGCGCAGTTGCGACGGTACACGCTGGCCGTGATCGCCGCGGCGGAAACGGCTGCAGACTTTGCGGCCATCGTTTCATCAACCGCAGACCCGCGACTGGATGACGATGACCCGGTGGACCCGTTTTCGGAAATCGAGATCACTTCCCGGATGCTGTTGACGCTGCCAAATAAAATGCAGCTGCAGCAGCTGAAGGCCGAGCAGCCCACGACCACTTACGGGATGTTCAAGCAGGAAATCCTTAACGAGATCGCCCGCTGCCTGAACATGCCCTACAACGTGGCCGCCGGGAATAGCTCGGGCTACAACTATTCATCCGGCCGCCTCGATCATCAGATTTACTTCCGGTCAATCGCCATCACGCAAATTGATTGCGAAGCCGTGGTTCTCGATCGGCTGTTCCGTGAATGGTACCGGGAAGCGGTGCTGCTCAAGATTGCTCGACCGCTGGAACTCCGGTTGCGCCCGTGGTCATGGTCATGGGATCCGGCCGAAGACCTCGACCCCACGAAATCAGCCGCGGCTCGCCTGCAGGATCTGCAATCCGGGGCGCTCAGCTATCAACGCCTGTACGGCGAACTCGGCCTGGACTGGAAAGTCGAGCAGCAGCAACAGGCCGAAGCTCTGGGCGTGTCAGTCGAGAGATACCGACAGTTGCTGGTTCAAAAGCTGTTCGGCGAATCCCCGGCCCCGATGGCCATATCACGACGCCGGCAAGCCCGCCGCGGAAAGGTGCTTTCAGCATGAAAACGCTTTTCCTACGTGGCGGAATGCCCAAGCTGCAAGCCTCGGCCGATACCGTTGCTTTTGACGGCTGCGCGTATACGGGCGGGGTGATGTTCCCGACCTGCGACGACGTTCCCGCCGGAACGCCGATTGTCGTGGACCTTGATTCAATCGTGATCCCGTCGCCCGTTCGCCCGGTTCTCGACGATCACGACCAAAGCACCGACGGGGTAATCGGGGAAACCAGCCAGCTAAAGGTGGAAAACTATACGCTTCCCGTAAAGGGCGTGTTGTATCCCCAAAAGCCGCGAACGAAAGACAAGATTCTTTCGGCAAAGCGGCATCGATGGCAGCTCTCGATCGGCCTGGACAATTACCGGGTGGAGCATATCGCCGCCGGCCGCTCTGTTTCCGTTAATCAACGCGTGTTTCACGGTCCGGTTGCGGTCATTCGCAACGGATATCTGACTGACCTGTCATTCGTCGCCGTTGGTGGCGACGACCTCACCTGGGCAAAGATCGCCGCGGCTCGTGCCCGAAGGATCAGAGCCAAGCAACTTTCTGCAGGAGCCGGAATCATGGGTTTTGAACAATGGTGTATGGATCGATTCGGAATCGATGCCGCCACGCTCACCGCCGAGCAAAAGGCCAAATTCCAGGCATTGTTTGATGCCGAAATGGCCGACGCTGCCGAAGATGCCACCGAAGCCGCTGCGCTCGAAGCCTCCAAAGGTGGAAGCGCAGATGGAGAAACCGTTGCCGCGGGAATGACCGCTGGCCGCGCCGCGGCATCGACCGTGCAAGCTCACAGCCGCGCCGGAATCGTCGAAGCTCGCCGCGTGGCCGCCATTGGTCGCATTGCTGGCGACGACGAGGACCTTTACACCGAAGCGGTGGAAAAAGACTGGTCGATCCAACAGACCCGCGACGCGAAGGAACTGAAATCACTCCGCGCCGGACGGGCCAAGCCCAGCGGGATCGCCAGCAACCCCGGGCAGCGCGACCCGTCGCTGGAATCGGACACGATCCAAGCGGCAATCCTGGTGACCTCGGGCATGGGTGTCGATCGCGTGGCCAAGCTGTTTGCCGGCCGCCAGCACTCCGAGCGCATCATGAATGAAGCGCTGTCGGAAGAATATCTGGGAATGTCATTTCAACGGCTGTTTGATCGCAGCATCCGGGAGGCCGGAGCAACCCCGCCTTCAAACCGTGAAGGTAAGACCTTCCTTGAAGCCGCCCGCGGTGCAAATCGGCAACTGAAAGCCGCCGGATTCACCACGATGAGCATCAGCTACATCTTGGAAAACGTCGCCCAGAAGACCCTGCTCGATGGCTGGGACTCGATGCAATCCAATTGGAAGGAATTCTGTGCGGTTCGGTCCAATGTCGACTTCAAGCCGCACAGCCGTTATGCCCTCGACTTCACCGGCCAGTTTCGCAAGGTGACGCCTAAAGGCGAACTGCAACACGTGTCTTTCGGTGATGCGAAATACACCAGCCAGCTTGACACGTTCGGGGCTGTCGTGACGCTCGACCGCCAAACCTACATCAACGACGATATGGGAGCATTCACCGCCCGCCTGGCAGAACTGGGCATGCTCGGTGCCCAGTCGGTTGAAGAGGCGGTGTTTACGCTGCTACTGGCATCCATCGGAACGTTCTTCGCTTCGGGGAACGGGAACTACATTTCCGGCGGATCGTCGGCCCTGTCGGTGGATAGCCTTTCAACGGTGCGGGCTGCATTTTCGAACATGATCGGGCCGAACAAAAAGCCCATTAACGTCGATATGCAAAAGCTGCTCGTAGGAACTGCGTTGCAGACCACGGCCGACACGCTGTATCGATCCGAGTCGATTCAGCTGGCATCGACCACGGCCAAGACGCCGACGAAGAACCCGTTCTTCAATCGGTTTGTTCCGATCGTGTCGCCGTATCTGAACAACACGGCCATCAAGGCCATGGACGACGCGGGGAACTATTCCGCGATCGCGAACCAATCCGACACGCTCTGGTTCGGATTCGCACAACAGGGTAACCGCTCGGCGCTGTCGGTGGCGTTCCTCAACGGTTCGCAGTCGCCCACGGTGGAAAGCCAGCCTTCTCCGTCGATCGAAATCCTCGGCGAAGAATACCGCGCTTACATCGACTATGGCGTGGCCACCGAAGATTACCGCCTGGCGGTCTGCTCGGCTGGTGCGTAATCCCGTCCGGCGTGTGCTGATCTAACCCGGCCGCCCGCGTGTGGTGGCCGGGTTTTCTGAAACCAGACTTTTCAAGAAAACAACGCTTTTCCATCAAGGAAACAATCATGGCCCAAACCCCCTGCCTTCGGGCTGGTTCGACTGAGTTTGTGAAGTACACGCCCGGCTCGGCGGTGATCGCTGGCCAGGTTGTGGTGGTCGGTCAAACGGTGATGATTGCCCCCGCGGCGATTGCTGCTTCGGCCGAGGGTGATCTATGTTCCGAAGGCCGCTGGGATGTTCCCGCTTCCACGGAAGCCTGGGCGCAGGGCGACGAACTGTTTTGGAACTCGACCGGGGATCCCGTCGGGGGTGATGCCGGTTCCGGCTGCTTCACCAACGTGGGGGGCGGGAATGTGTTCGCGGGTTATGCCGCGAAGGCGAAGGCTTCCGGACTGGGCAAGGGCAAACTCAACTTGACCCCCGGCCGTTCTCGCCGAGTCCCGACCAAGACAGTTGCCGCGACTGGCAGCGCCCAAGGTGACGCCGCCGCGCTGGCGGAAGGGTTCAACTTCGTTACCGGCGCGGATGGCACAAAGGGCGTGATTCTGCCGACGCCCTATGACGGAATGGTGGTCACTGTGAAAAACCGCGACAGCGATAACGCGATTTTGAAGGTTTACCCGACCACGGGCAAAGCCGTTAACGCGTTGTCGGCAAACGCTGCAATCAGCTTGGCCGTAAAGGTGCCCGCGCGGTTCACGTACCTGGCCAGCACGGGCATCTGGTACACCGAACCGCTCTTGCCGAGCTGATTGAGTTCGCCGCTGCGGCGTGGTCCGTTTTTGTTGTCCCTCGAAGGAAGTCGAGCATGCGGTTTATTGCGGTCTGCCTTGGAATGCTGTTCGTCGGCTGTGCGGAAGCGTAT